TATCAGACTCAGCATCTAAAATCCGGTCAATATATTCATCTGATACCTTACGTGGTTTGAAACCTTCAAGAACCCATACCCCACGACCACCAGAATTTGATTGGCTTACCCAAGCGCAGAACTGTTCGTTCTGATAAACAGAGTGTGGTGCTGCAATACCAAATTGAATAACTGCTGCGTCATTACGACTGAGTGGCGATCCTGTAGCGTTAGCCGCATCATAGAAGAACTCTGTTGAGTATTCACCTAGTACAACCACTTGGTTATTCTGTCGAGCAAGTGCCATGATTGGATCAGGAAACATTTCAGCAGATAGGTAGTTGCTTGGATCCCAACTTAGTGGATCATCAACATTACAGTTATATACATCACTACCCTTAGCTAGAAGAACATAACCATCAATAAATGTTGGAGAAGGGCGATGTGGTGTGGGGAAATCTGTGTCTGTTACTTGTGTAACTGTGTGGTCTGACTTAACAATCCACCCGACAGTACCATCACAGATGAATAAATAATCACCCAATATAGATGAGTTGCAAGAGACAAGCCCACACTGACCAGTTGAACTGGGTAGAGTAATCTTTGCTGTAATTGTTGCACCATCGCTAGATACCTTATAAACAGTGTTACCAATAATCGCGTAAAAGAATCCTGTGAAATAAGCAAGACCACGGCCAGTTGCATCAGCGGCTACGTTAGCAGTCTCGCGCAGGCCGGGTCTCTTGTTAATATAGATTCGTGTATTATCTAACTGCTCTACCTTGCGTGTTTCAGGAAAGGCATTAATGAATCGTTGGTCTTTGTCAGCATCAGAAGAACGATTAGAGTACGCCCCAATAAGAGGCAACCTAACCTTCTTCCTTGCTCCAATTCTAGGTTGTTGCTGTTGTGCCATTATTTCCTCTTATTGTTTTTGTACAGAGTGTTAGCTAGGTTTAGTCCACTAGAAGCTACTCTTGTGTTCTGACCGCGCTCTTGTGGTGAGGCACTTGTATCTGAGAATAGATTACCTAGCGTGGGAGCAGCGGCACCTAGAGCAGTGCGTGTTGCAACATCAGATAGGTCTAGACCTTTACCACTAGCTAGACCACCAGCAACACCCTTTGTTAGGCCCTTAACAGCACCACTAGCAATATCACCCAGCATACCACCACCTACTGCAGAGTTAGCTAAACCACCTAGATAATTACCACCGATGTTACCAGCAGCAGCACCTAACGCGCTACCCCAATTAACACCATTACCTAGCATAGCATTACCAGCAATATTTGTACCAGCACCAATTAACCCAGAACCGATATTCTTAGCTAGATCGCCAGTAAATCCTATCTTTGATCCAAGATCACCACCATAGATATCACCTAACTTACTACCTGCATAACTCAAAGCGCCTTGACCAATAGCTTGTTTCCAATCCCCCGTATTCAACCCTGTCTTTGCTGTTGACATCATAGCACCAGCAGCAGGATTAATCATAGACATAACTGCCTGTGTTAGTTGTGGCATCCATGAACCTGGATTACCAGCAAGCTTGTCCTGCTTCTGCATCTGAACACCACCCTTAGGTGTGTATTCCATTACTGGTACATCAATAGCTTTACCATTCTGCATGTATTGCCAAGAACCAGAACCTTCTGGATACATAAGACCAAAGGCTGCATCAGCATCTTTACCCCATTGTTCTTCAGGAGATCCACCAGTAACACCAGTATTGTTTACATCGAAGCCTCTAATCAGTTCATCTTGCCAACCACCACCAAGCATCTTAGCCCATGTTGGGACACCAGCCTGCCACTTCCAATCACCATTATCTTGACCCGGAGTAAAGCCACCAGAAGATTGTTGTTGCTGTGCTAGCTGAGCTTCATACTGTCTTTGTTGTTCTTCATACTGACGTTGGGCTTCTGCTTGTTGTGTCTTCCAGTTGCCATAATCTTTACCCCAAGTACGGGCAGCATCATTGGCAAGAGTATGTCCAAATAGACTAGGTAATGCTTGACCAGTTTCTTTTGCTTGTTGTTGTAGTGTGGAATCAGCACCAGTGTAACCAGCCTTACCAGCATACTTCAAAGCACCTTCTAAAGAATATGGATTTGTGTCTCCATAGAAGCCTTCCTTATTCTGACCACCTTCTTGATATGTACCAAGAACAGGAGCAAGAAATCCTCGCGTGGTCTCGTCCATTGCTGGCATGGTAGATGGATTAACTTCATTGAACCCTGCACCACGGAAGCCGGAAGCACCGCGTTGTTCCCAGTCTGTTACACCCCCCTGAGATTGTCTGATAGCTTCATTACGCTGTCGTTGGCTTTGGCCTATAGTATTCTGAAGTGTCTTATCATACTGTGTTTGTAGATCCATATTTTGCAGCATGGTCTATTCCTTTACCAAGAACGGAACTCGCGTTGGAAATACATACTGCCTTCTTCCAAGCCAAAGTTCAGTGCCTCTTGTTTAATAATAGACATTTCCTGCCACAAGACTTTGCGATCTGCTGTAGGGATACCATACTCAGGAGCAAGGCGAGTAGCTAGTCCATAAGTAATTGCATCATACCATTCTTGTGGGAAGTCTGGGTTGTCCGTGCTTGCATCAAAGTCTTCAAAGTGAATCTGGCAAACATAATGAATTACATTAGCAGTCTGCTCTACTGAGGTAGGCACAGGGAACAAGTGCATCGTACCCTCATCACGACGAGGGTCATAATAGACTTGAATAGGATTACCTGCACTGGTCTTGTTACCAAGAATGTTATACTCAGCTTGTGTGATAATCCGCATTGGGATATCCACATTAGAAGTTGTATTATGATTCCAAGCTTGCAATACCTTTAGTGGCTTTGGTGTGCTAATAGTATATTCAGATTGACCTGATACAAGGGGAAGGGTCTTTTCAGTAATGGCCCACAGTGGCATACCATCTGCGGCCCAAGCCTTTACAAGACTGTTGAGTGAGATCGCCGCCTCACTAATCTGTGTTGCTGTTGGAGTCTCACCTTGAGATGTTGCACCAATCAGACGAAGGGCGCGTTTGATTATATCATCACGAGTTGTTGTATAATCGGTAGTTCCACTAGTAGGCATTATTTAATTCCTTTACCTGATGCTAACATATACAAGACAGTGATAGCAGTTGATACACCAGCAGCCCACTTAACAAAGTTGATAACCCAATTAGCCGCCTTCCAAGCAGAGACTAAATCAGACACATCTCTTGTGAGATTATCTATCTTATCACTTAGTTCTTTTATTGTATGTTCTATTTCTTGCAAGCGGATCTCTTCGTTAATTTCATGGGCTGTTGATTGTGTCATTTACTTCTTTCCTTATATTTACTTTATGCTGGAGTGTAACTAAAAGATAGAACCACAAAGTTATTTACACCAGATGCATATGAGATAAAACGAACAAATCCAGACAGCGTAGGCGAACTTCCAGCACCTATAACACTGACAGCATCAACACCAGAGTTGGTGTTTGTTGCTCCACTTCCAACTAAAGTATTTGCGTCACCGGCAGTGGTGGTGGGGAGACTGATGGAAAACGTAGTGTAGGTTCCTGTTGCTGATACTGGAACATAACAGCCCCCCCAAACAGTAATGACACCACCTACTCTGGTGTACCTCCAAGCAACCCCATTAGTCGTTCCGCCATTTCCAGTACAATTTGTTCCCTGAGTAATAGTTGGAGTATAAGTTCCAGAATAGACATTACCATCACCAGCTACAGGAGATGTGATACCTACTTTAGTATCAAATCCTTGTTGTGCATATAACCTACCAGTCATAGTACCACCAGCCTTAGGCAGCATAGTGTCTACATAATCCTTACGGGTTAAGTCTTCAGCAGCAACAGGAGTAATACCTTTAATCTGACCAGTTGCAGTTCCACCAGACTTCAATAGAGCATCATTAGAAATCTCAGAATTGACAAAGGCGGTGGTAGCTACTTGTGTTGTATTAGTTCCAACAGCAGCAGTAGGAGCAGCAGGAGTACCAGTAAAGGTTGGTGAATCTATTGGAGCCTTTAATGCAACAGCAGTAGTTTCTGCTTTATCATTATTAAGATTTGTAAAATTTGCATCAACCTCATTCCAAGATAAGGGTGTTCCTTTTCCCGCACGAGTTGTAATTGTTGTCATATAAAACTTTCTACATAATTATCTACAGAATAACCATCATCCCAGTATATAGGATAATTAACACTAACAAAAACATATTCTGGAATTGGTCTAACAAATGGTACTGTTATCTTATCAGTTTGTGCTTTAACGAAGTCCTGTGGATGTCTCATTTCTAGATCATCTGGACACACAATGAAACCATCCCAGCGTTTTCGTGCTTCGTGTGATTTGATTTTCTTAGAACATACATCACACGTTACGTTCCACTCACCACTTATAAAATGATTCTTCTTCATAATGTCATTACCTTATCACCATCCAATATCATAACAATAGATCCAGTGGCTATGTCAATTCTAAACTTCTTACCAAGGTCTAGAGTACCTGTGTATTCTGTACCAGTAGGGCCATATAAAACACCAAGTCGTACGTCTGCTGGATTTGGATAACCCCCTGTAGCTGTAAATACATATGATGCTGATGACCCCTGTATGGAGTAAGCACCACCAGTTGATACTAGATATCTACTCCTACTTATTACTGTACTTTGTCCA